CACATGGAACTCATATTGCAGGATTATTAGCAGATTGGGATTTGATAAAGATTATAGGTAACAATGAGCAGAAGGCTCCGTTATCACAAATAAAAGTTTTATCCTATAGAGAAAAGGATGAGTGGATTTTGGAGACAAAATATAATATTGGCAAGAAACGTGAGGAGTAATATATTATGGCAGTAAAATTATTGAGATTGAAGTCTGGTGAAGATATTGTAACAGATGTTAAAGAAGAAAATATAGAATACACCACAGTAAAGGTACCAGCTATGTTGGTGCCGATGGGAGGACAAGGGCAACAAATGCAAATGGCCTTGGCTCCCTGGTTACCTTTTAGTGACGATAAAGAGTTTACAATCCCTACTGATTGGATTCTAATAACATCTGAACCAGCACAAGACATAGTAAATAATTATAATCAAATGTTCGGGTCAGGCATTGTAGTGCCTAAAGTGAGTCCAAAGACTTTACTTAACGAATGATTTGTGATATAATTATTAAATGAATGATTTTTATATCAATGTAATCCAACATGGTAATCAACTTTTAGTTCGTGAAGTAGTCAAGGGCAAGCGGGTAAGTCGTAGAGTAAAATGGCAACCCACATTATATGTTCCCTCACCAATAGGATCCGTATGGAAGACTTTAGACGGTCAGCCATTAGATTCTATTAAATTTAAATCCATAAAGGACGCTAGGAATTTTGTGCAGATGCATCAGAATACACCTGATGCTGTTTATGGCCTTGACAACTATCAATATGTTTATATTGGTGAAGAATATCCTGATTATGTGAATTGGGAGATGGATAAAATGCTCACGATCACTTTAGATATAGAAGTGGAGTGTGAGAATGGTTTTCCAGAAGTAAGTAAAGCTGAAGAACCATTGTTGTGTATTACGGTAAAGAATCATTCTAATAAAGCCATCATCGTATGGGGCATTGGTGAATATACTAATGACGCTGTACGTTATATACAATGTGAAGATGAATTAGATTTAATTAAAAAGTTTTTACATTTTTGGAATAAAACTCAGCCTGATATTATTACAGGTTGGAATATCCAGTTCTTTGATATTCCGTATCTGTGTAATAGAATCAGTCGGCTATTTGGTGAAGATGAAATACAAAAGTTTTCTCCGTGGGGTATTGTAAAGGCTGATACGGTTACAACGTATGGTAAGACACATCAGAAGTATAATATTTTAGGGGTATCTATTTTAGATTATCTCGATCTGTATAGAAAGTTTACCTATGTGAATAGAGAATCATATAGGTTAGATTTCATAGCTGAGGTCGAGTTAGGTGAAAAGAAACATGAGAATCCACATGAAACATTTAGAGATTGGTATACGAATGATTATCAATCGTTTGTAGATTATAATGTTCAAGACGTTGAGTTGGTAGACCGTCTTGAAGATAAGATGAAATTGATTGAGTTGTGTATTACATTGGCTTATGAGATGAAGGTTAATTTTGTTGATGTTTATTCACCAATTCGTATGTGGGATATTTTCATTTACAATTTCTTGAAAGATAAAAAGGTAGCTGTCCCACGCAAGAGAGCACATAGAAAAGATGATAAGTATGTGGGTGCATATGTAAAAGACCCACAGACAGGGTTACACAATTGGGTGATGTCATTTGACTTAAACAGTTTGTATCCACATTTGATTATGCAGTATAATATTTCACCAGAAACATTGGCGAAAGAAGCTAATCCGCTAGTGTCTGTTGATAAATTATTGAATAAAGAATTAGAAATTGTTGATGACGGTCATGCAGTCACACCAAATGGAGCAAGATTTAGAAAAAACTTTCAAGGCTTTCTACCAGACATGATGGAGAATATGTATAATGATCGTGTTAAGTTTAAGAAGTGGGCATTAGAAGCAAGGCAACAATATGAAAATAGTGGGGAAGAGAAATATCTTTACGAGATATCCAAGTTTGATAATATTCAGATGTCTAGAAAGATTGCTTTGAATAGTGCTTATGGGGCAATAGGTAATCAATACTTTAGATATTATGATGAGAGAATGGCGACAGCTATTACTACGGCTGGTCAGTTGTCGATTAGATGGATAGAAAATGCAGTTAATGGATATCTGAATAAAATTTTAGGTACAGAAGATAAAGATTTTGTGTTGGCTTCAGATACAGATTCGATTTATGTGGTGTTTGATGACCTGATTGAAAAGATTAAGCCGAAGAACCCTGTAGACTTTTTAGATAAGGTGGGTAGAGAAAAGCTCGAACCGTTTATTGAAGAATGTTATAAAGAACTTGCCGAGTATGTGAAGGCTTATGATCAGAAGATGTTTATGGCGAGAGAAGTTATAGCAGACAAAGGTATATGGACAGCCAAGAAAAGATACATTCTTAATGTGCATGACAGTGAAGGTGTCCGTTATAAAGAACCACAGTTAAAGGTGATGGGTATTGAGGCGGTGAAATCTTCTACACCAGCACCATGCAGAGAGATGATTAAGACTGCATTGAAAATTATTATTAATGAAGATGAAGAAACATTGAATACATTTATACAATCGTTCCGTAAAACTTTTATGAATTTAAATCCTGAAGATATAGCATATCCTCGGTCTTGTAATAATTTACAGAAGTATAAAAGTGAATCTAACATTTGGATAGACGGTACACCGATGCACGTTAAGGGGGCCTTGGTATATAATTATCTATTGAAACGAGATAGATTAGTAAATAAGTATCCACTTATACAAGAAGGTGACAAGATAAAATTTCTTGAAGTAAAAACACCAAATGCATATCGAACTAATGTTATTTCATTTATGACGAGGCTTCCGAAAGAATTTGACTTGCATAGTCAGATAAACTATGATATAATGTTTGATAAGAGTTTTGTGGACCCACTGACGTTTATATTGGAACAGATTGGGTGGAACGTAGATCGTAGCTATGGAACAGCTACAACATTGGAGCACTTGTTCGGATGAACAAAGAATTATATGATTATTTGCATGAGCATGACTTCTACCTAAACAAAGGTGAGTTTCGTTATTGCACAGAGAAGTATGGTAAGGAGGAGTTTAGGCTTACCATTGCACAGTATGTTTCTGAAAAGCGGCCTGCATTTCCTTTTCGGGAGTTGTCGTATGCAGACATGGTGGATAATTTTCAGAAGCTACAGAAGGCAGACTATACAAAGTTTATTACACCAAGAGATCAGATCACTAATGAAGTGATTGAAAAGTATGATGACTACAAGTATGAATTTGAAACTTGTGGACAAGGCCTCATAGATACACCATCTACATTTAATGCTTGTAGTGATTATTTTATGAATCATCTACGATTACGGTGTGGGTCTTATGGGTTTAAGGCACCGGCCCAAGTATGGGAAGAAGGTACACCCAAACAAATATGGTCATCTATTGGTGGCTTATGGAGAGGTGTAAATACGGCACAAGATTTAAGTCCTAAGAGTGTAATGGAAGTATTACGATTGGGCACTTATATTGCCACACAGTTCAAACCTATTGTTGCAAAGGTCATTTATAATATGACTGATGCCAAGACTGTACTCGATACATCTATGGGTTGGGGTGATAGACTAGCTGGGTTCTTTGCATCAAATGCCACTCACTATATTGGCTGTGATCCAAACCCTAATACATTTAAAGTATACTCTGAAATGATTAGAGAGTATAGTAAGATGTCACCAGGAAAGACTACACAAATATACAGATGTGGTGCTGAAGATTTGCCATGGGAGACGATTGAGAATGTAGATTGTGCATTTACATCGCCACCATACTTTGCGACTGAAAGATATAATGAGGGAGGTGACTTTGAAGAAGATCAGTCATGGAGTAAGTTTAGTGAATACGAAAGGTGGCGAGATGAGTTCTATCTCCCAGTGGCTCTAAATAGTTTTAATGCTTTAAGTGAGAAAGGATTTCTAATGACTAACATTATGGATCCTAAAATTAAAAATGTGAGATACTATTCATGTGATGAATTAGTAGATCATTTACAACCAGATTTTCTTGGGCAAATTGGTATGAGAATCATGCAACGGCCTCAAGGGAAGAATAAATTTGAAACTAAGGAAGCGTTAGTCGAATTTATGAATAAGCTCTACATTGAAAATGTATGGTGCTTTGGAAAATATAAGACGTTTGATTTATTTCGACACACCAGAAGAGCGACATTGGAGGGATTGTTTTAATGTTAAAATCGTTTTGGTGGAATAGAGATTGGGCCCTGTGGGCATGGGGCGGCCTTATTGCACTAATAGGATCGTTGTGGTTACAAGTTCAGATGACAGTAGCCATCAACCAGTGGTATGGAGTGTTCTATGATCTGTTACAGAACGCTGGAGATTATGTAGATAAACCTCAAGAAGGTATTGGTCTATTGTATTCTCAATTGATTTCGTTGAAGTATACAATGAGTGGCTTTGATAGTGAAGTAGCCACTGTATCGTTTACTGAAATTGCATTTCCGTATATAGCACTTGCTATTTTTACAGGATGGTTTGCAAGAATATATGGACTACGATGGCGACAAGCTATTACATTCAGTTACATTCCGAGATGGCGTGCTGTCGATGGAGAAATTGAAGGTGCATCGCAACGTCTACAAGAAGATTGTAATAGGTGGGCAAGAATCATCGAGTCATTAGGATTGCAAGTGGTACGAGCAGTGATGACTTTGATTGCTTTTATTCCAATCTTGTGGGGATTCAGTGACAAGGTTGATATTCCTATCATCAGAGATATAGAAGGCTCATTAGTATGGGCAACTCTGATAGTATCTCTAGGTGGTATGGGTATTAGTTGGTTTGTTGGTTGGAAACTACCACATCTGGAGTACAACAATCAGAGAGTAGAAGCTGCTTTCAGAAAGGACTTAGTGCTAGGTGAAGATGATAAGATTAACTATGCACAGCCTGAAACATTAGGTGAACTATTCACAGGCATACGATACAACTATCACAGACTATATTTACATTACGGATACTTTGATTGTTGGGTTGTGTT